GATTGCAAAGCCGCTCGATTCCTGTCGCTATTTGATGCGTACTCAGCTTGAAGAACACCTTCTCTGCCACCACCGAATGCACCAGGTATACCTAATGATTGTGCTGCTTGTTGATTTTTTTGTGCTAATGCTTGTCTATCAAATTCAGTTAATGTCGTATCTATAACAGAGCTTTGGTAAGGCGACATATAAGAAGCAATTGATCCAGCTCCTGTGCCAGCTCCTGTACCCGTTAATGCAGTTGCACCTGTTGCTGCAGTTCCAGCGTCTGCTAAAAAAGGTTGGTAAGCTCCTAGTCCTGTTGTTGCATCTGTTGCTTGTGCGTAGGCTGCAGTTTGAAAAGGATCTTGTGCTGCAACTTGCGGTGCAAGATCAGCCATACCAGCTTTTGTAATTCCGAATTGTTGTGCTTGCGATTGTCTTGCTGCAAACTGTTCTGGTGTTTCACCAGGTTGTTGCGTGTTAGCTGTAGTAATTGATGGTATGCCAGCTTGTCTTGAAAGATCTGCTGCATACGTTTTGCCTAACGCTTCTACGTATTCTGGTGGTAAACTTCTTTGTTCTGTCACACCACCTGTTTGATAACCTATTCTACCACCTTCAGCCATATTTTCTTTATCGCTAAGGACTCCTACATTTTCACTTGTTATATTTTCTTTGATATTTCCTAACAAACTTTTTAATCTATTGATTTGTTTTATAATATCACCTTCTGATAATCTTCCACTAGGCTCTTCTTGTTGTGCTAACATGTAAGCTAAATCTATTGATCTATCTTTTTCATTATTAAAATTAAAATTTTTAAGTCTATTAATTTGTCTTGTAATATCACCTTCTGATAATCTTGGATTATCTGGTTCTGCTTGTTGTGCTAACATGTAAGCTAAGTCTGTTAATTTATTTTGTTCATCCATTATGTTATTCTTCCCTCTAGTTGTTTCATTGTGTTATACATCTTTTGTGCTCCTTTTTCAATACTCCCGCCACCCGCTGCTCGAACAGCGTCAGCCGTCATTACGAATTCATTCTTAGATAACATTGCTGGAACATCATCTGCTTTTTCTTTTATACCAACAGGTACAAAACCACCTTTAGCTCTATAGTCTAATTCTTTTACTCCGCTTGCGTTTTGTCTAACAGGTATACTCATCATACCACCTTTGGCTTTTTTTACAGGTTTTAAAATACCATCTTTCATTTCTATCATTCTCATAATGTCGTTTTCTGATAACCTTTGGTTAGGTTCATTTAAATTTTTCATAGATAGATATTTATCTACATCAAAAATATCTAAACCCATTTCTTGCATTTCTTCTTTAGCTTCTTTGGGAAGTAAAAAATATTTTTCATACATTCTATATTCATCACCCAATCTACTTTTTTTTAATGTTTTCATAGGATTTTTTATTTTTTCATAAACTGAAGTAATTCCTTTACCTAATCCTGCACTTTTTTCTTTAATATCTTCTAAAGAAATATTTGAAATTTTTTCTGGTATACCTTTTGCCTTTTCATATAACTCCGCAACTCTTTCTGGGTTAAATGTACCTATACCTATATTTATTGGTTCAAGAGGTTCTTCTGTTCCCTCAGCAAATCCTACTCTACCACCCATATTATATAATTGATTATATCTCTCTATTCCAAGATCAGCTATTGCTTCATCTTGGCTTGCATAACCTCCTGGATTTGCTGCAGAGACATTAGGATTAGCAAATCCTCCTCCCATACCTGCTGTATTAGAGGATGGCATTAGATCTGATGGAGCATTCATAATACCAGCTTGTGGTAACCTAGCTCTTGCTGCTTGTAACATTTGTTGATTAGATGCACGTTGCTCGTCATTATTTAAAAGATTTTGTCTAAGTGTATTTGACATATTAATACCTGGAGTTCTAGCTGTTGGTTGATTGTATTCAGTTCCTTCTGATATACCTTGGTTTTCAATTCCAGCCAATCTCATTACATCTGACATACTGTTAATTGGATTATTGTTATTTATATTTGGAGCTGTACCTGTTTGTCTAAGAAGCTCTGGTATACTTTGATCATCCATTACGTTTCCTTTTTCATCCATCATAACGTTAACAGCAAATTTTTCACTTGGTATTGTTTGTATTCCTGTAGGTGTTTCTTGTGTCGTTTCTTGTGTCGTTACTGGTGCAGTTTGTGCTACTGGTGTTATATCAGCTTCTTCCAATCCTAAAGGAATTATATCTGGTGTTATTTGGTTTGATTCAGCTTGTTGAGCTAAAAGAATAGGGTCATTAGCTCTACGTAAAACTCTTCCTGAATCAAAAAGATCATTAAGAGTTCGACCATCTGTAGAACCAATTGAAGTATATCCTTGACTTGGTTCATAAACTTCATAACCATAATCAGATTTATAAATAAAAGAACCATTACCAAGATCATAAACAATGCTTCCACCTCTAACATTAGGTACAAAATTACCTCCTAAACTTTCAACTGTAGGTAATCCACCTTCTTGTAATCTAACTCTACCACCTGTAGCAAAATTGTATTTTGCAACAAATTGATCTTTTTGTTCATCAGTTTTACTTGAATATTCTTTATCAAATTTATAATAGTTATCCATATAAGTTCTCATTTGACCACCTACTACTTCTCTTCTTTCAGCTAAATAATCTTCCATAGTTTCACCAGGTTCTTGTTCTCTAAAGTCGCCTTGAAGATAACTTGCTAATACAGAAGCTCCAGCTGTAATACCACCTACTAGTAATTGTTCTTGTACTATTTTTGGTAGCTTATCTACAAGAGGAATTTTTCTTACAGTTGTGTCTAAAATCTTTTCTGATAATATTCCTGATTTATCTTTTGTAGCTTCTTTTGCTAATTGTTCTTTTGTTAAAATTGGTTTTTCTCCACCTCCTGGTATAAAATTACCAAGTGGTCCACTTCTAAGATTATCCATGGAATATGAGTCTAAACCACCACTTGCTCCTTCAGCTCCACCTAAATATCTTGCACCTCTACCAAAACCGTAAGTTAGTGCTCCTTGTTTAAGTGCATCACTAATACTACCTCTTTGATCAAATCTTCCAATACCTCTCATAGCTGCTGCTATACCTGGTTGAAAGGGTGCAACAAAAGGTGCAGCTTTAACTGCAATATCTGCTAATTCATTTGGAATAAGTTTTCTAACTTTACCTAAAGCTTTATCTTTAAAATCTTGAAAATCACTACCTAAACCAAATTTTTCTCTACCGACTAAACTTCCTAGTCCATATTTTTGACGTATAGAACCTACGGTCATTCCACCTCTGTTTTGTAACTGTCTTTGCATAAGAGCTCTGTTTATCATATGTGTAATTTAATTAAATTTTTAAGGCAGGGATTTCACCTGAGTTTACTAATCTACTAGGTTTTTCCTAGTAAATCAAGACTATGTTATAGTATCTCTAGGTTTAATTTGTAAAGCAGAAAGCACCACATGTAGTCTATTTGCGGTTGCTGCTGTAACTTTTAACACTTCACTTTCCTCTAATACTAAAGGCGCTGTTAATAGTTCTGTAGTTCCATTAGCTGCTATAGTTTTAGTCTTAAATAAACTAAATACAGCAGAAGCTGTGTTAGTAATAGTGACTGTTATTGTGTCAGCATTACCTGAATCTTCTGATACTAGTATAGACTTTATTACACCAGTTGTAGCAGACGGAACTGTATACAATGTTGTAGCACTTGTCGATGTTAAATCTACTTTTTTATTTACAAAAGAATTTGCCATTATGCTAAAAAGAAGTTAAACGCTTCTACTTCATCTTTTACATCTTGTTGAAACGTTGTGTTAAGTTTTTGTACAATACCATCTATATCTCTAAGAAAAGACAATTGTAATTGTTGATCATACTCTTTACCTTGTTGTGTTAATGATTGTACTATTCTAGCCATTATCTTCTACCATCTGGTTGTATATCTAATCTAAATGTACCAAGTCTCCAAAACTGACTTGTACTAGTATTATCTACTTTTAACGATATTGATCTAGCTCTTGCACGTGTATCAATTTTCTGTGTACCACTTGTTATTGTAAAAGGTCCTAACGAAGAACTTGCAGAAACATCATTTGGAAAGTCTCTTAAGTTTAATGTAATTCTTGCATCACCTGTTTGTGATAAAAAGTCTGGTATTATTCTTCTAATTTTCATCATGTACTCACCATCATTACCTGTTCCTATTAAACCACCTGATTGTCCAATATCAAAATCTCCTGATTCTATGTTGGCTGCAATGGCAGTAGTTGATCCTTCTTTAACTTGGTTTAATCCTGTCTCATGTTCATAGTATGTTGATGTACCATCAGTACATCCAATGACATGGTCTTTGCTTGTTGAAGGTGTTGTACCACTAGAATTATATTCTGATGCATGAGGTTTACCAAATACAGCAGAATCTTGCCACGCCGTTCTAGCTAATGTACCTGTAGTCCATACAGGTCTTTCAGATGTTGAATCTAAATAATTATAAGTTACAACTCTATTAACAATTCCTGAGCCTGAGTTAGGGTAGAACCACATAACCTCACCAAACAAGTTGTTTAGCCCTGCATTGATGTGTTCTTTAGGTATTACATTAATATCATCATAAACAAAATCTTCTACTAAACATGGTAATGATTCTAGTTTACCTGTGTATCTAAAGAAACCATTATCTGACATCCAATAAGCAGAACCATCAACTTCAACACAAGCATTCTTACCTATTAATCCACAGTTTGTACCTACTTGTTGAAAAGAAAAAGTAAATGGTGGTCCAACAAATCTCATAATAAATAAAGCAGTATCAGTCCAAATGTATGTAGCATCACGACCTCTAAGAGCTCCTACTATTCTTGATCCATCGGATAGTCTTTGTGTACCTGCTGTGTTAATTGCTGTGGGTGTGTAAGTATTAATATCTTCTTGAGATGAAAACCTTATAAACATTTCGTCTTGTGAAGATTTAGTTCCAATAGTTGTTTCTGTTCCAAAAAATATTAAGTGACGATCGGGTGCAGATACTAACATATTTCTAGAAGCAGTTGGTGCTCCTGATATAATTACTGCTCTTGTGTTTGTAGCGTTTGCTGCATTAGCACTCCAAGAAAAACTTTCTCCATTAAAGATAGATGCAATTAAAGTGTTACCAAAATTATCTAATGCCCATAAACCAGGATCAGTTACAACGTCTCCTGATGGAGCTGAGTTCCAACCTGCAAACTTAGAAGCATCTGTAACTGTAACTCCTGACGAATGAGATGCAGCAGTTGTACCTAATGCTCCTCTAGTTAAACCTGATAATGTGTTACCACTTTTTCCTGTGTATGTAATTAATTCTGAGGCTATAATAATTGTTCCTGTTGATGGAAAAGATGTAGCACTAGCCATTGTTAAACTTGTAACTGATGTATTAATATTTGCAGCTAAAGTAGAAGTAAATTGTCCTGATTGTGTTCCGCCCCATTGTCCTAAAGCCCAACCTGTTGAGGCAACTTCTTGAGCTGGTCCTACAGGGTAATAATGTTTTACTCTAATACCACCAGAGGTAGTTGCTCCAGAACCACCTTCATTAGAAGCCATAGTTACCGTTAAAGTTGTTGATGTAGGTATAGATGTAACTTGAAATTTATTGTCATCAAAATTAGTAGATACAAAATTAGAACCTGTGATAGCTGTAAAGTTATCTAATAATAAAATATCACCTGCACCAATACCATGATCAGATGCAAAAGTAATAGTTACAACAGCTGATCCATTAGTTGTAGAGAAAGCATTAGTTAAAGTTGTTGTAGCTTTTAAAGGATGGATGTCATAAAAAATACCACCAGAGTATGCATATAAAATTCTATTAGTTCCTAAGGCTGCATACTTAATACCTGATGTATTTATAAAATGATGAATAGCTGTGTTACGACCTGTAATATCAACAGAACCTAATTGTGCCCAACCACCTATTTTTTCAGGTGTACCATATCTAAATCTAACATTGTCTCCAGCTTTCCATTGTCCTTCACCACCAGTTGAAGTAACTTGTTTATTAAACCCAGGCTGAAATCCTATTTTTTGTAACATATGTCCTTTAGATTATATTAAAGTGCGTTGTGAATCAACGAGTTTTGGGTATACCCAACATAG